TAAATGCACTTAATACTTGACCATCATAAACACCAGTAACAGCAGCACCAGAATTTACTGAACTTAATACTAACGATAATTTATCTGTTGCAATACTAGAAACTCTATTATATGTGTCTGTAGTAAATCCAGGTCTATTATAAGAAAGAATGGTGTCTGTTGATATACCAGTAAATGGAAGTCCTCCAGATGTTACAGTAGAAAGACCACTAATTATAGCTGGCATTGTTATCTGATCAATACTACCAGGCATTCTAAATCTTTGAAGTACAGAATCTGCACTGAAATCAGGATAACCAGTAACTCCAGTTTGTTTTACTGATTTTATATTTTGAGTTCCATATACAACAAACTCTTTAACCATTCTTGAAATTTCTATTCCATTAACAATTAACCCTTCTCCTTTAGAAAAATTACCAGAAGTTTGCCTCAAGTAAATATATTCACTATTTCCACCAGCATAAACAGCATAACCACTAGCACCACTAGTTTTACCCTTTACAAAAGCAGTAATTGGAATATCATCAGCATCAACACTTTGATTTAAAGTTATTTTAGTATATGTTTGAATATCATACAATCTTAAATCGTATTCTGTAGAACCATCAGAATATTCTGAAGAATTGAGATTAATTGTATATACTCTTGCATCTCCTATTTTAGCTCCACTATCACCCACTATTCTATTATATAAATCTACACCTACTCTCTGTTTTGGTATTCCAGTTACATTGTTAACTTTCAACAAATGTCCCATATTAAATGGAACACTTGCATTCTGTATATTTTCAACATCTCTTGGTTTATCGGCATCAATTATAGTTGTTCCTACCTTTTCAACGTCATATCCCCTTACATATGCTTTTCCTGGAGATATTTTAAGACACATTAAATCATCAGAAGGTGTATTCCCATCGTCTGTTTTTTCATTATCAAAATATATACCATTATTACCTATTCTATCATTTAGAGAATTATGTACAGATGGATTGAAAGGACTTACTGCATAATCACCAGATTCATCATAAGTTCTTTCTGCTATCCAATCCCTAATTATATTATATTGTGTTTTATTGTTTAATTTCTGTATTTTACCTTCTTTAACTCTTAAAATCTCAATAAAATCAGTATCATTTGTATCAGTTAATAATTTTTTAGTAAGAGATAATCCTATTTTAAATCTATCAGCACCTGGTGCAGCATAATTAGTAAATCCTTTAGCATTATCGTATAATGAATCATCTTCTTTAGCATTGACAATAGTTTCATCAACCTTTAATCCAACCCTATATGATGGAGCATTGGTATAATAATCTAGAATTATAGTTTCTTGTGCAACATTTACAAAATAACCCCTAACAAAAAATATTCCATCTCCAATAGATGCTGCAGATCCTATGGATGTTGAGTTAGATGATATTAAAGATGCAAAAGGTATACCTGCATTAATTGTTGTATTTCCATACTCCACATTCTCAGTGGCACTTAAAGATTCTCCATCTTCAAATTGAGTAAATACAAAATCACCATCAGAATCTACATATTTTACGTATATTGTTATATCATCTACATTAGCACCAGACAATTCTACATGTTGAATCTTTGCTGTAGTCCCAGATGCTTGACCTGTTATTTTCTTTCCTATAAAATTCTTAATGTATAATGAAATATCAACACCTAAATTGGAAGAATTTAATTTTACAGCATAAAATTGACCATCATATGTAAGATTACCTGGAATAACTACAGATCCCTCTTTGAACATATGAGTTCCAAAGGAATCTATTTGCCCTTGAAGTATTGATTGTAAAGAAGTTAATTCTCTTGCTTGTACTGGATATCCTGGTTTAAATAAAACTTTATAAAAGTTTTTTTCAGAATCAAAATCATCATAATATGGACTAACATTTAAATTGGTTTTTTGTGTCATTTTTCTTTAAAATTCCAAGATGATTTTGATGTCTTCCTTTTGTCTAGAATCTCTTTGTACCAGAGGTCTATTGTTGATATAGATTATATCACCTGTCTTTTTATTTATCTCTGGATTAGCAAGTCCATCTGTAAAAACAACCCCTAGATTTACGTCCTTTGAATTTATGGTAGTTTTAATACCACTAAATCCAGTATCTATAGATCCAGTAAATGGAGAGATGCTATTTCCTGAAGATTCAAATGATAATATTTTAGAAGTACTACTAACAGTATTCCAATCAGTTTGATCTTTTTCATTTCCAAAATATAAAGATCTATCTTGGAAATATTTTACAACTTGAGTTTCAGAATCATATGATGCAACATATCCTTTAGCAGTTCCACCCGTTACTGTTTGTTCCATTTTAACCCCAACAGTAGGTGTAGAACTAGTTGAGGATAATTTTATAGAATATAAAGATGAATAATCACTTCCATTATAAACAGTTGATGATGTAAATTCAGTTGGATTTTTTATAATACCAACTTGAGAGAATTTAGTATCAACTGGAAAATCCCTAGTTGAATCATCAAATCTGGCATATACTAATACTTTATCCGTACCTAATTCAGTGTAGATATCATATCCATGACCTTTAGAAGGTGGAATAACTGGTATTAATTTAGCAGGATCAGGGATAGAACCAGAAGGTTGTAAAGTTCCTAAATCAACTATACCATAAGTATATCCACTTCCACCTGCAACTACCAATGCTTTAGTTATTGTTCCTCCAGAATCAACAGTAATTGATACTTTACCACCACTACCATCACCTAATATATCAACAATTCCTGCAGAATAATTTGCACCACCATCAGCAATATATACTGCTTTAATTTGATTTTGGTTGATATCAGAATCACCTGCTTCTCTAACATTCTGAATTTGATTATCTGTTGAAGTACTCCAGTTATTTGGTACTACAATATACTCTGTAGAGTCAAATTTTATAATATCACTTGGTGCAACTGAGAATAGATATTTCCAAACATACCCATCACCACTTGTTCCAGCTGCTGTTGGTTCTAAATCAGTAAATGTTGGTTCATCTTTGGATACATTACCTTTCAAATTGGATCCTGAAGAACCATTCTCTATACAAACATAAACTCTAAAATCACTATTAATTACATAATAATTAGAATCATATAATCTACTTGTATTGGAATTTGGTGTAGGATTTGAAATATTATAGTCATGACGATACATGTCATAACGTGTATTACTACTCCAATTAACTTTCCTTATCAATCTTCTAACATTACTACTAGTAACCTTCTTTCCAAATAGAGAAGTATCTCTATAATTGGTATTATACTGAAGATTGTCAGTTGGATTTGGTGTATTAGTATTCCACTCAGAATCTGAAGTAGTTCTACCAAAACCAGATGCAGGGTTTGCTGGATTCGGTAATCCTAAAAATACATAATAAGAATTATTAGTATCCAGTACAGAATCTACAAAATTACCTGCATTTAATATTCTAAATTGATCTGTTACGACGGCTGGCATCTTTAATAGTTTTTTAGATATTTATAATAGTTTTGGAAGAGCACCAGTACTTCTCAATCCAGTACCCCTTCTTTGGATGGTTGGGAACGTTGTTATTCCAACATCTATAGTGTTACCAGCAACCCCTATAGATACTGGAGAAGATGATCTAGCGATTCCACCAAGTTTACCCCAAGAGAACTTACCAATGGTTTGTGTGCCCATTGAAGTGGCAATTCCAACTGGATTACTTGCCATTAAGCAGGTAATAATACCTGTAGTTCCAGATGTCTGTATATGTTGAATAGTATATACATTATCTAAGAAGGTAGTTCCAACTCCAACTACAGCAGCATCACTTCCTGTATTATTAATTGATGTGCCACCATATCCCAAGTTAGTATCAAAAATATAAACTGGATTTCCTACATCCATTCCAGTCCATGTTGAATTGGACTTAGTTAAGAAGAATTTAAATCCTAAAGTAGAAACACCAACAGTTGTTGTAGTTATACCAGTTACAATTCCAGAGAATCCTTGGATAACATCAATACTACTAATATTTTCAATAGTTGGACCTGGTGGTGAAACTAAGATATCTGGTGCAATTGTATATCCCAATCCAGAATTAGTAATTGCAAATCCATTAACAGTTCCAACTCCAGATATACTTAATGTTGCAACTGCAGTTGATCCAACACCAACTCCAATTTGAGAGGATGGTGCTGTAATTAAAACATTAGGTGCGGTAATATAATTACTTCCACCATCAGTAATATGCAATCCAGAAATAGTTCCTGCAGCAGATACTGTAGCAGTTATCGCAGCAGAAACTGGATATGAATCTTCAGAAACTATTAATCCTGAGAAATCAGTAGCAGAATCATAATCAAATAATTCTGTGCTATCAACAAATATTGAAGTTTGTGATGTATCAATATCACCAATTATTCTTGCTGTTGGGAATATAAGTGATTCTATAGAATCTCTTGCTTTAGATGTTAATTCTCCATTAATCATATTATCATTCTTTTTCTTAATCCAACTAAGTGGTTTATAATTTTGATCATCTACTCCAATACCAGAATATACATTAGATTCAAGTTTATCAGCACTTGTTAAATCGTATATCAATCTAGTGTCTTGTGTTTTTGTTCCAGCAATAGCATTATTACTAATAACCTGAACAGTATCACCTTTTTCCAGATTCTTAGATATACCTGTAACTAAAGAATCATCACTATTTCTTGTACCTCTATAGAAGAATATTGCAACTTTATCTTCTTCTCTTGGTGCTGTTGTAAAGACAAATGATGTTCCACCATCAAACTGATAAGCAACTCCTGGATCTTGAATTACACCATTTATAGTAATAAACAATAGATTCTCAAGATTAATATAAGAATCTGCTTGTGCTTCAAAACTTAATAGTTGATTGTTATAATATAATGGGAATCTTATTCTTGAACCATCTTGATACTTTTGAATAGGATCAATGAAATCAAATTCACCAAATTGCCATGCACCAAACGAATCAGAATAAACTTCATCAATACTTAGTTGAAATTCTGATATTGCTGACTGTAATGTTCTAGCAGTAACCAATCCAACAGGAGTAACGATATCCCCACGTCTAAATGCATAACCATTTCTGGAAATATTATATTTACTAACTTCGAAAGTATCAGAAGCTACTCCAACAGTTGAAGCACCAGCAACGCTAACATCAACAAGAAGACCTGTTCCAGTATTATCTGTAACACCATCTGCTAAACGTGATACTCCTTTAACAGAAAGATTTTCATAACTTGGGTCAGAAACAAAGATCTTAGGATTAGTATAATTTGTACCAGCAGCACCAATATTAAATGTTAATGCACCACCACTTC